GACACCCGACGAATGGTTCAAGGTGGGTAATTTTGTGTATGAGAACTTTGACGATCTTGTTGGTGTCTCCTTTCTACCAAAAGACGATCACATATACCAATTAGCACCATACGAAGAAATAGACGAAAAGACTTACAATAAAATGGTTAAGAAGTTTCCAACAATAGATTATTCTAAACTATCTAAATACGAAAAGGAAGACAACACCACAGGAGCTCAGACAGTAGCATGTTCAGGCGACTCATGTGAAATAATTTAATCAAACCCCCTATAACAACAGAAAGACTAACAACTATGCCCACTAACGTACACTGGGAAGACGGAATAGCAGAAATAGAAATACTATGTGACGGATGTGATAAAGACTATAAAATACTAACCAAAGAAACAGAGGGATTAGAGCTGTGTCCTTTTTGCGGACATTACATAGAACACATCTCAGAGATGGCGGGACATGAAAATAGCTGGAATTGACTACTCACTTACATCGCCAGCTATATGTGTGTATGAGTATGACGTTGAAGAAGAAAAGAAAGAGTTTTTTAGTTTTAGAGAATGTAAAAGTTATTGTCTAACAAACAACAAACGCCAGTTAGCAAGTAACATTCCAAACATAATAATAGAACCATATCCAACATACAGTACAGAACAAGAGAGACAAGATCATCTTTCTAATTGGAGTTTAGATATACTCGCAGCATGTTCTGCAATATACATAGAAGGATATGCTTACGGAGCGTCCGACAGAAGTACCAGACCAATAGCAGAGAATATGGGATTATTAAAACATAAACTGTGGAAAGGTAGACTACCCTTTACTGCTATACCCCCCACTGTAATAAAGAAGTTTGCCACGTCCAAGGGCAACTCTTCCAAGGATGACATGCACAATGCTTTTGTAAAAGAATTATTTACACCCAGTAATTTACAAGAATTATTGACTCCAAAAGCAAAGAGAATTATTAACCCCATCTCTGATTTGGTGGACGCATATTTTGTATTAAAGTGTGGACTGATGACAACATCACCATGAAACGTCCAGTTATTACAAAAGAGAAAAAGAAATTAGCTAATCAGAAATACTATCAGAAGTACAAAAACACCCTAGCACACAAATGGAAGAACGATCCTCTAAGAAAGGATAAACTTAAAAAATATTATCAGCTCAACAAAGACAGCATTATTAAGACCGCCACACTATGGAACAAAGCAAATAAAGAACAACGTCAACTAATAATTACAAGAAACAGAATTAACAAAACCCAAGGGTGGATAGTAAATCAACACCTAATAAGCAAAACAAATGAGTAATACAGCCTTACGAGCAAACAAATCGGTAGTCAGCAATAAAGCAAAGCCCCCCACAAACTTTGCTGTAATAATGAAGAATGACGACTATACTCCAGCAACATTTGTAACGCAGATTTTGATAGACATCTTCGGCCTTTCCCCCACAAGAGCGGAAATACTCACAGAGACCATTCATACAGGGGGAATAGGAGTAGCAGGAGTGTATAGATTAGAGATAGCAGAACAGAAGGCATACGAAACCCTCATCATATCAGGAGAAAATGAATATCCATTACAAGTAATACTTGATGAGATTGCATAATGAATGTTAAAGAATTTAAAGATATAATGCAATTAACCGTATTTGTAAACACTACAGGAGACTATTGTGTACGTAAATTTAAAGAATCTCCACATAATTATCTTATAGTGGATAACTATGGTGATTTCCTTATAATAGAAGCTAGTCAGATAGATAACGTTTGCTCAGTAATATGGAATGATATGCATAGTAATAAGAATAAACAACACTTACTACCACAACTAATAAACTAATATAGGAGAAATATCCATGCCTTGACCCATAGATAGTCAAAAAACAACAAAAAACTAATATATAATTAACTAAAGGAATAACACTACAATGAGCATTAAAACGATTCAGAATAATATAACGGATTGGTTAAAAACTATAATAAAATCAATTATGAGTATCACAACAACAAAGAAAGTAATAAAGAAGAAGACACCAATAAAGAAGAAGAAAGTAAAGAAAGTAACAGAGCCAAAGACAAAGAAGACAAAGGTAAAGAAGAAGAAAGAAGAGTAGGCATAGTAGGCAGTGTGGAAGAAGCATAGAAGTAGTATGGTATAAGGTAGTAGGGGTGTGATAAAGCATGGTAGGAGCGTAATATTGGGTGATAAAGCATGGTATTGGGTGATAAAGCATGGTATTGGGTGATAAAGCATGGTATTGGGTAGTAGGAGAGTATCGGAAATAAATGTAATTTAAATCAATAGGAGCTAGTGGAGTAACTTTTCTCTACTTGAATCCTCTAACATCTCTACCCAATAACTCATACAACACACCTACCACACCCTCCTACAAGTTTCTATGCTTCCCTCTACTACACTACTCTCCCAGCAACACAGGGTGGCCTAGGTACTAATAAATTGCTTGACATTGCCGGATACCGTGTTATAATAAAGGTGTCTAACCGAAAAGGTGGATATAACCTATTAATTAATTAATCCTAATACAACCAAAATACAATATGATCAGTATAAAATTACGACCTGGACAAGACATTACCAGAGCGATGCAGATGCTAAAGAACAAAGTAATTACAGAGGAATTATTCCTGGAACTAAAGAAGCACAGTTATTATGCTAAGCCCTCCCTCAGGAAAAGAAGAAAGAGAGAGAATGCTTCTAAGCAGAGACTAACAGACCGACACAATAACATAAAGAGAGCCTTGAAGTTGGAACAAGAGATGTGGGGTTAAGGCTCTATATCACCCTTCTACCTATACTAACCCTTACATGAGAAATGCTATATGGTAATAAGTAAAACCCGAAGAACAGTAGAGGAACTTAGAGAAGCAGACAAGTGTGCTAAGTACTCAGGTACAATAGTTTCAACCTTTGACAGGTACACCAAGGAGGAGTTAGAGGAGATTATCAGTAGGTATTCTTCTAAATAAAATATATCTCATAATAAACTTGACATTACAGTTCAACTACTGTATAATAAAGGGTGAAGGTGAGGTTTGACGAGTCTATACCTCACCTTTCTAGGGGCGGTTTGACGAGTCTATACCGCCCCTTTCCTGCAGGAAAGTTGAGGAATAACTTGACAATACTTATAAGTGTGATATACTATAAGTAAAATACTAAACAATATAACGAGAAAGATACGAGGTGTTTATGACCTAAACCCTAAGTAGGAAAACAATTAAAATACCCCTGCCACTTTCAGGATATAAGAAACACTGCTATTCGGCTAGTCGCCGAGATTATATGAGCCAGTACTTATAGGTTGAGGGTGGCAGGATTTTTAAGTTGAAACCTCCAATGAGATTAGTTATGACCTTAAATGAGCAGTTGAAAATACCCAGGACGGATATAGTAGATGCCATCCGTAGAGGATCAAGTCCACACGAATACATCCCAGAACAAGAGAGAAACTTTGAGGCGGGCATTACGCCGACTGAGACAGCGTACAAGTGTCGCGGTGAAGTGATGATAGAGGGTGAGAGGTGGCTAAGGTATTCCTGAGTAGGAGGAAGTGGTTTTATATACGAGGGAAAAGTGTGTATGAGGACTCCTAGAGGTATAAACCCTAACTGATGTTATAATAAAACCATTTCCTTTGCTGATCTCCTACCACACCCTACCACCCAATACTACGTTTTATACCAGAGGAAAAAGTTTTATTGACGTTCCACCGTATTTTATATCCGGGTGTGTTTCTATATAAATACTACACACTACAGTAAAGAGAAAGAGAGTAATATGGCATATAGTGATGACGTAATAGATCATTTTAGTAATCCCCGTAACGTGGGTTCTTTAGATAAATCTTCACTAGATGTAGGCACAGGATTAGTTGGTGCACCAGAATGTGGTGATGTGATGAAATTACAGATTAAAGTCGATCCGAAAACAAAGCAAATTACTGATGCCAAATTTAAAACTTTCGGTTGTGGCAGTGCTATAGCGGCCTCCTCTCTAGCCACTGAATGGGTTAAAGATAAGACAATAGACGAAGCTATGATTATAGATAATACAGAGATTGTTGAGGAGCTTTCGTTACCCCCAGTAAAAATACATTGTTCAGTATTAGCTGAAGATGCAATCAAAGCTGCTATAACAGATTACAAAAGAAAAAATGAAAACATTTAAAGAACATTTAGATATAGAGTTGGATAAGGTCTTGATCGCTGAAAAAGGTAAAGATATATGTAATATATCAATAGACAAATTACGTTCTCCTACTATGAAAAAGCTCCACAGACAAAAGTGTGGGAAAAAAGAAAAAGAATCTCCAATGCACAGAGCTGCGAAAAAGGCTGGAATGAAACGTTCAAATAGAGATAAGTTATACAATTCAAATGAGTTGGGAAAATGAAAACATTTAGAGAAATATCGCAAGACATAGACGAAAAG